CACCGCCGCCTGCTCCACCGGTTCGACCGTTACCCGTTGAACTTGAGGAGTAACCACCTGCTCCGCCGCCGCCAACAGTTGATATTGAATTGAAAGATGACGCTACGCCGTCGCTTCCTTGATTGGCTTGAGCAGTTGATTTTGCGCCGCCTGCTCCTACTGTAACCGTATAATTTGTTAATTTAAAAACTGAGGCTGGACTTGGTAAAGATCCACCACCACCAGTGGCTGTAACAGAGCAACGCATACCACCGGCTCCGGCTCCGGCAATACCTGCACCGCCGCCGCCGCCTGCCAAAACCAAATAATCAATTGAAATTGGTAGTGGTGATGCAAATGCAATTGCTCCGACTGATATGTTGCCAATCATTATGCAACTGCTCCAACAACTGTCCAAGTATCAGTTCCAGTTTTAATGCACACTGCCGCTTTGTATTGTGCAACTGTTGGTGCTGCTGAAACTGCACCTGCACTTGTGACTGTAGTTGTTCCCGATGTTACGGCTTGAATTGTCAATGCCGCTGCACCCGTGTTTAAAATGCTAATTGCACTACCTACTGCAAATGGAGTAACGGCATTTGTTGGAATGCTAAAAGTTTTTGCAGCAGCATTTGATCCTATTACCAATACTTGATATTGATCAGTGCTTGCAAGTGTGTAAGTAGTACCTGTTTGAGAATTAATCGTATAAGTGACTAAGCCATTTGCCGCTGCTGCAGACAAAATATCTCCAGTGGCGAACGGGAACCCGGTAGCGATTGTAGTTACCTCTTTCTAATATCCAAGATAGGATGAACCTAAGACTCCCATTGTAGCCGATCCTATAACAAATCCTGTCGCATAAGGGTCGGCCACGATGAAGGTCGTAGTCCATTTGTTTGGTGAGATGTCATAACTTACGCCTTGGATCACTAAGGTATTGGAAATGGTTGATCCACCGGCTTGAGTTTGTATTACTGTGATTGGATCAAAATAATCTAAGTCAAGTCCAGCAACCACACGGGCTGGATCACTTGGATCTCCTGTGTTAATCGTTACTGATTCAACTCTGATTGTGATATCTGATCTACTAGCAACAATGGATGAAGCCATAGATAAGGCTTCCGCATCTGTTTCCATCATTAAACCAGTTCGAGTTCTATTGTGTTGAAAATAATTAAGAATGCTTGCAGAATCGGAATCAGACTGCACGGTTCCACCATTGCGTGTAATTAAAGCCGAATTGATTAAACCTGTATCACTAAAATCATAAGTAACTTGATCATATGTGATTCCAGATCCTGTATCGCTAAAAACAGTTGGTGTACCGGCTTGAAATTTTATTGAGTTTTCACGACTTACAAACCTAGCAAATCCATATTGGTCAAAATAAAAACTTCCCAGTTCTGATTGCTCGATTAATTGACATGCACTAAGAGCGGATCTATTTGCAGTTCCAGGATCAACCTGCATTGTGCTGGATCCCGTGTCCAAATTTCTCATGGTTGTTGGAAAGGCTGCTGCATCAAGTATCTTGTCAATTCTTGTACCTGAATACTGTCCAGCCGTTGCACCTGTAACTGTACTAATCGTGGTTAAATTTAATAGTTGGAAACCATCAATGCAATCTAATGAAACATAGCCCACCTGACCATCTTTAGGCGCTGTATATTTCCATGCTTGGATGTAAAAACTGCCTAGGTAATAAGTGTTGCCGTTATAGGTAGAACTCAATTGAATCTTACGCATTGGTAAAACATTTGGATAATACGGACTGGAAATGTTAGTCGGGTTGAAGTCGCCCGCCTGGTCTTGAATCAAAATTGTTGCTCTACCGCTTTGAAATGAATCGCTTAAACGATTGTAGGCTCTTTTAATAGATGCTCTTAATATCTGATCAGATACGTCAATAGATTGATAACTTGCTGAGTCAGATAACACACCTACACCCAATGGTGTTAAAGGGTTTCCTATTTGAAACGGTGGCGCAAAAGATGCACCATTACTTAGTACAATCGTGGCAATCAGCGTTGGCGCGAGTGCCATTATCTGCCACCATTATCTAATGATGTAGATGTACCCGCCCTTTGTGCAGCCAATTGTGCATTTAAGAAATACTCATAGATTTCGTATTGTGTAGAAAATGTTTGTCCAGCAGTGATTGAAATGTTATTGGTTACATTGGTTTGACCTGCTGTACCTGTATAGCCTGGATCCCCTGGCATAAATGCCCCGCCGCCGCCGGCTACATCGCTACCAAATATGGCCGCTCCACTATTAGGATCAAACCCAGATGGTAATGTTCCTAGTGTTGGTGCAGTTTGATTAGCCCCAAATATCTTGGTGTAAAAATTGAGATCAAATCCTTTGCTTGCTTTAGCGCCTAGTCCATCTATAATTGCTTCAATCTCAGCAATGCCTTTACGAGCAATAGCAGTTTTTAATGTAGTAGATTTTTCAAATTCTGCATTCTCAGTTTGTTGATTAGCAATGACCTCAAATAGATAGGCTCGGCTTTCTACAATTCTGTTAGCCGCTGCAATCTTATTAAGTGAATCTAAATCTTCGGCAATTTTAAATCCAGCCTCAGCAGCCCTTGCATCTGCAATTTTTTGCAATTCAGTTTTGTTATCAGGTTTAGGATCAGTAATGGGTTTGTCTGGATGTAATGCTTTATATTCTGCATTAGCCGCTGAAATACGGCTTTTACTTGCAGCAACCGCGATAACTGCTGTTGTTCTTTGTGTGGTTCCAATAGCAGTAATTTGTCTAATAATGTAGTCAATTGGTTTGCGTATTTGTGTAAATCCTGAAAACATATCTCCTAATAAAGTATGTTTTTTATCTATTCCAACAGGGGTTGTTAAACCAGTAATTAAATCGGCTGTTTGATAGGATAATTTTTCAACCTTTTTGCCAATGCTATCTATACCATTACCAGCATCAATAGCCCTAACAAACGCATCTACTAATGCCGTGCCAATTACTTCTTTGGCATCGCTAACTGCAACTGTAATTAATTTAAATTTACCTTCTACAGTGGTCATTTCTGCTTTAGCAAAACCGCCAAATGTTTTGCGTAACTTAGACATAATGACATCAAGATCGCCGGTTTTCAACTCCGCTTTAGTCAAACCTAATCTAAGTTTGCCAAGTGAAGTCAAGTTGCCTGTGTACGCTCTACTTAAAGCGCTCGTGACTTGAGATAAGTTTGCACCCGTTGCAGTGCTGATTTGTACGGCTAGGTCAAGAGCATTGGTAGCCTTTGTAACATCTTTAAGGTTTAAAACTAATGAGGATAATGCAGGTCTTAAATCATCATCGACCACACCATATTGGCGGCTTAATTTTTGAACAGATGCCTCGGCTGCAATTGTAGCGGCCTCATTGGCATTGACTACATTGCCTAATGTTTGTGCTAAAACTCGTTGGCTCTTAGCATCGGCAAGTGAGGCTTGTACTGAATCTTTTGCAAGTTTCTTAGCGTAATAACCAGCAGCGGCAGTGGCGGCCAACCAATACTTGCGACTACTTCTAGAGAAGAAATCTGTAGTTTTTTCTAAACCCTTAATGCTTTTTGTAGCATCTTTAACGGCTTTATCTTTCCATAAACCACTGATTACAAATCTAGCCATTTTTTGCCACTTCCTGATTGAACTTATTTTGCAGACTTAACTCAGCCGTAAATTGAGCGCGTGAGATTATTGAGTTGGCCTTGCCCGCATCCTCTCGTCCTGCACGAATCAATGCTCTGCCACGACCTTTTGTAATCATATAAAAACTTTGTAATTTTTCTTTAAATTGAGTGGATGCAAGAGGGTTTATGCTGTTGCTACCTGCACTACCAAACCAACCTTTTGTAGCACCTTCAATTCCACCTTTTTCAAAAATGTTTCCTGCAGGGGATCTTTGTTCCACTGCAACGGCTGTTGAAAATCCCCTGGAATCAAAATTCTTTCCGCGTTGCTTTTTAGTATGCAATCCAGCCTTCATAGATGCTGCATCATAACGGGGAAATGTACGAACGTTGGCTAAAGATTCTTTTTGTGTTCTAACGGTATATCTTGCTGCATCTTTCCATCTACTAAGACCTGGAATAGATTCATCTTTAATGTATGTTCTTGCACCAACTTTAACGGTTTCAGCGGCTTTATTTATTGATTTATCCAATGCTTTTTTGCCGTCTTTATCAAATTGCTTTAACGCCGCTTCAAGGTCTTTAGCGCCGTATAGTTTTAGCACTTCGGCTTGCATTGTTGTTTGCCCTG